CCTAGAAATTAATTTAACTCGGAGAAAAATATAATGGCAACTTTAGTTTCCCCAGGTGTTAGCGTATCCGTCATAGACGAATCCGCATATGCATCCGCCGGTAATGGAACAGTTCCTGCAATTTTTGTTGCAACAAGATCTAATAAACTTGCACCAGACGGCACTATTGCAGAGTACACTAAGTCCAAATATGCTGGATTACCTCTTACTATAACTAGTCAAAGAGAACTCGTTCAATTATACGGAGAACCAGAATTTACAATCGTAGACGGTACTCCTGTACACGGACATGAATTAAACGAATATGGCTTACTTGCCGCTTATTACTATTTAGGCGTAGCAAACAGAGCAATTATTTGTCGTGCAGATTTAAACGTAGAAGAAATGGAACCACTAGCGGTCGCCCCAACAGGCGAACCTTTAAATAACACATATTGGTTTGATACAGCTTCAACCTCCTTTGGAATTTTTGAAGGAAATGGAACTGCATGGATCCAACAAACAGTAAAATTGTTTGATGGAGCACCAACAGGTGGTTCAGATGGGGATTATGCCCTTGATGTGTCACTTGCTCTAAAAGAATTTTATAAAAACGAATCAGGTGTTTGGGTAAAACTAACATCTGCAACAATTACAGGTTCAGTTAATATTGCACCTCACTATGATTTTCCAACACCAACATCAGGTGATGTTTGGTTTAAAGTAACTTCACCAAACAACGGCTTTAAGCCTGTTGTTAAGAAGTACAGTTCTTCAACTGGTGCTTTCAATCAACAGATTATTGGACCAAATCTTCCAGATCAACTAGTTGCATATGCTGATGATACAGCGGCCGCAACGGCATTTGGTGTATCGTTAGATGCAAATGATATTTACATTAGGGTTCCAGTAGCAACTGAAGCAAACTTTGAAGTTCGTAGATATGATGGTTCAATTTTTTCAGCAAATACACAAGAAGTTAAAGCAACAGCACCAGTTGGTGATATTGCAGATGGTACACTTTGGTATGATGCTGGAGATGATGTTGACATTTATAAAAGAAACACATCAGGTTGGGAGCCAATCTCAAATGTTACTGTTGACACTATCGAACCTGCCTCACCGATTACTGGTGATGTTTGGGTTGATACAAACGATATGGTAAACTATCCTTTCATTAAACAATATGATGGAACAGATTTTGTATCTCATGATAATGCAGATCAAACTACTCCAAATGGTGTACTGTTTAATGACTTAACAGCAACTCCAGGAGATACATCAGGAGCAGGTGGTGTTGCTACAGCAATGGATGACGAATCACCAAATCCATTTTTCTTCCCACAAGGAATTCTACTGTTTAATACAGCAGTAAGTTCTGGTAACGTTAAGAAATGGAATAAGGCAGAAGGATTCTTCCAAAGCGAATCAGGAAATAGAGACTCTGGACCAAAAGCTGGTTCTCTGTATGCGTTTGATAAAGCTCAACGCCGTGTTGTTGCTAAAAGATTACAAGCAATCTTAACAGGCGGTGAAGAATTAAGAGACGAAACTCTTACATTTAACTTAATTGCAACTCCAGGATATCCTGAGTGTATTGATGAGATGTTAACACTAAATATTGATCGTAAGGAAACTGCATTTATTATTGCTGATACTCCTATGAAACTTTCTAGTAGAACATCAGATATTAATACATGGGCACTTGGAACAAATGCAGGTACTAACGGTGAAGATGGATTGACAACAAGAAATGCGTCGATTGCACTTTACTACCCTTCAGCACTGTCAACTGACTTGTCAGGAAATGATGTTGCAGTACCAGCTAGTCATGCAGTACTAAGAGCATATGCTTATAACGATGAAGTAGCTTATCCATGGTTTGCTCCAGCTGGTTTAACCAGAGGACAAGCAAGTGGTGTTAGTAACTTTGGTGTTGTTACATCAGAGAATGAGTTTAAGAATATTGCACTTAATAATGGACAACGTGATGCACTTTATGAAAAGAATCTTAACCCATTAGTTAACTTCCCAGGAACGGGACTTTACCTTTGGGGACAGAAGACACTTCATCCGTTCTCTTCAGCACTTGATCGAGTAAACGTTGCACGTCTACTAGCTCACTTGCGTGAAAGATTTGATATTGTAGCCCGTCCGTTCATATTTGAACCAAACGATAAGATTACACGAGATCGTATATTATTAGTGTTCAATGCTTTTATGGCAGATATGGTTTCTAAGAGAGCTGTATACGATTTCTTAGTAGTTTGTGATAAAACAAACAACACAAACGCAAGAATAGACAGAAACGAATTATATATTGATATTGCAATTGAGCCAGTTAAAGCGGCTGAATTTATCTATATTCCAATTCGTGTTGTCAACACCGGCGCGATCGCCGGCAGTAATGTATAAATAAACACAAGGAGATAAGAAAATGGCAGTTTCAGTAAGTAAATTTAACGTTCCGGGAACAACGGATGCCGCACTTGTTAGTCCTAAGTTATCTTATAGATTTCGGGTTACCTTTACTCAATTAGGCGAAGGAGACGAAACAGAGTTAACTAGTCAAGTGGTAAGTGTTAGTCGTCCTAGTGTAACGCATGACGACATTGTTCTTGACGTTTACAACTCTAGGATCTTTATGGCTGGTAAGCATACATGGGATCCTATTACGTTAACAGTAAGAGACGATATAACTGGTGCAGTTGGCAATCAACTAGCTAAACAGTTACAGAAGCAAATGGACCATTCGGCACAATCCGGACAAAATTCCGGCGGTAACTACAAGTTTGTAACAATAATCGACAACTTAGACGGTAGTTCAGAAACGAATGTTCTTGATAGTTGGGAATTAGCAGGTTGCTATATCCAAAACATCAACTACGGTGAGAACAACTATGCTACAAGTGATCCATTAGTTATTACAGTTATGATTAAATTTGATAATGCTAATCATTCAATTGGAGGAACAGCGGCATTAGAAGGTACCGGTGGTATTACAGAGACAGACAACTCAACTACTGG